TAAAAGTTTCCCACCTGTGGCTAATAGGGGTTGGGATTGTTGTGGTTAACGAGCGTCGGGCAGGTTAGCACCTGTCACGACAGCCGTGATAGCTGGTCAGCGTAGTGACCCGCGGAGAGCCGTCTCCCTCTCAGGCACCCTGGCCGGGCAAAGAACCGTTTTTAACTTTCTTCACCATGGCCACAACCAACGATCTACGATTAGTCGGCACCGCAACGCCCATGTTGTCCACATGGGAGAAGGCTCGGAATAGATTGCGTCGGTTTTGGCACAATTTACATGCTGATAACTCTGTGTTTCAGCTGTTATGTTGTGTCGATACCACAGAGGTTAGCAATTATCAGCAGGATCGGAACATTCGTGAGGACATACGGAATGAGATGAGACAAGCGTATGGCTACAACAAACATGCTAGTTGCCTCGAATCGGTATTGCATGATATATGCGATTCCGGTTATTACATCAGTCGTTGTTGCGACGACGAGGCTGACAAGGAGTTTGAACCCGAATGTCCAAATCCTGCAACACGCGATCGCGTCATGCGTGCCGCCACCACACAACCTGCAAAGATTGTACCGAAATTTGCGGCAGCAGTGGTGGTGCATTTACGCACTCGTTTAGGAGTGCTTTCACGCTCCGAAGCAAATTATATGCTCGTGCAGCGGAAGTACCTCGAAGTGTGCCGTGACCATGGCGTTCGTGATGTTGATGTTGCATCACATTTGCAGCACGTCCTTAACGCATTCTTTACCGAGGATGTGTATGAACGGATAGCGAAAACTCGTCTTCGTGCACCTGCGTGGATGCGAATCTTTGAGGAGAAAGAACGCACAGCCACGCTTGAGGTGTGCTAGGGACGTCCAATTCGTGTTGCTGGCCAATCTACAGCTGTTGACCCCGCATTATCGGTGTTGAGGCGACAGAGATGCTTTGGCGAGTTGTCTGTGATAAGGAATGGACTGACTGCAAAAACACGCCAATTGATTATCACATCCGGTATGGGTCCGGAGCATAATCTTGGTGTGTATAATAACGATGTTGACACCATCGAACGCGCCTTTACCGAGAGATATTTCTTGTGTAGAGATGGGGAAGGCTTCAGGCCCGCGTTCGATGTGTCAACCCAAGCTTACCGAACTACCGAACTCGTTGAGTTCAGGCGATTGGTGCTCTCGCACATGCCGCATTTGCCCGTGCTATCCTTGGATGAGGTTGTCCAAGCGTATCGCGGCCCGAAGCGTAGGCTATACGAGCAGGCACGTAACTCTCTTTATGTGAGAGGGTTGTCGCAAGCGGACTCTCGACTTAAGTCGTTCGTTAAGTTTGAAAAACAAGATGTGTCAAAACCGCCACGGGTTATTAACCCAAGATCACCTAGGTACAATCTTCACCTCGGTCGGTATTTGAAGCATGCTGAACATAGGTTCTTTAAGGCCATCAATAATGCTTGGGGTCGGCGCACGCGAGCAACAGTCATTAAAGGCTACAATGCCGACATGTCTGCACAGATTCTGTACGACAAGTGGTCGCTATTTCAGCGACCTGTTGCTATAGGGTTAGATGCGACAAAGTTTGACATGCACGTGAGCACCGAAGCCCTATTGTATGAGCATTCCTTCTATGAGATGCTGTTTCCCGGGAATAGTGAACTCAAGCAGTTGCTTATGTGGCAGCTGCATAATGAAGGCACAGCATATGCTGCTGATGGGAAGGTCAAGTTTAAGATGGATGGAACTCCATCTGGTGACCTGAAC